TAACACTAACTCAATCTAAAATCGCAAATCCTGAAGCATGGCTCGTGTTAGAAACGGAAGTAGGGTTTTCAACAATACCTAATGTTGTTTACAGTTCAAGTGGGTCTTACATTACAGACTTCTTTGTTGATAATAATATTGAATTTACACCACAGAATGTCACATTACTTGTACAAATAATTAAAATGTATGCAACACAAAAAGTTAAGTCACCAACAATTAGTGTTTCACAATTTAAAAATCAAATAGTTCAATATCTTGGGATTGAAACAGAATTACAAAACAATTTCTTAAATGGAGTTCTAACAGGTTTAGAAAGAGCACTCCCGTCTCAACAACAGATACCACAACAAACAATTCAAAGTGCGGTAACGGGGGAACAAAGTAAAGTTGAAAACTATGAAATTTTTAAAGCATTAAATGATAAATGGATTGCCGGTGGGGATTTTACCAACAGAACTTTATTTGAGGACATAATGTTTTTAGATAGAGCATCAAGAAATATTGGTGATACAATTTTAATAGATATTTTTGATTTAAAAAATATGTTTAATGAAAATTCATTAAATCAAGCAATGAGTGTCTATACATTTATTAGCGGTATTCTTATTAAGAATAATTTTAATGTTATGAATTTACCTGCGTATGTTAATTTCTATAACGTACAAGATGTTGATGGGACCACAATACCAAAGGGGGAAAGTCCTAGAGCTTTTGCGGACAGTTTATGGGGAACTTATTTAGATGTTGATTATAGAAAATCGGGGCCTAAGATGGTTTGTTTTTATGCAGGAAAACCCTCACAATATTTGGACTTACCAAAAGGGAATTTTAAGTTTAGAGATGACGGATTTGAAATGAGAAGATTTTCTGAAAACCCTTTAATAGAGGACCAAACAGGTAAAAAAGATTGGGCGGTTTCTAATAAATGTGTTGGGTTTACTGTTGACATCGGTATTAGAAATCAAAATGTGTTCTATTCATTTACCGTATCTCAAGACAACGGCACAGCCACCTCTGAATCGATTAATACTTTAATAAATATGGTTGACCAGTCTTCAGGTAGACAAACCGCAACCCAAAATAATAGTATCTATAATTTATACAAACAAAGAAGTTATAAATGTTCTGTTGTTTCATTAGGTAATGCGTTAATACAACCAACAATGTATTTTAACCTTAGACACGTACCAATGTTTAATGGTCCTTACATGATTCAAGATGTTCAACACTCAATTCAAGCGGGTAATTTCCAAACAACCTTCACAGGGGTTAGACAAGGAATTTTTGATTTACCTGCAATTGATAGTTTCTTACAGAGTATTAACCAAAACTTGATTACCAAATTAGAAGAATTAATTAAGGTTAATAAAGAGAGTATAACCGTAACAGGGACAACAAATGCCGTTAAGAGTAACATTATACCTCAAAAGGCGGACAACGCTCTTGACACCACAAATGCATGTAAAAGTAATGTTCTTAAAACTTTTGCGGATGCAGGGTTTGGGGATAGTGTTGTAGGAACGTTAACCGAAAAAACACCAAAAGAACTGGCTGATGTGTTAATTAAGGAAATACCTAATAGTGAAGAATTACAGATAATAATATATTGTTTATCATATATGAGGAGTTTCCAAATAACTTCCAAAAGTAAATTAGGTGCGTTTAATGGGTGGAATAATAATTTAGCAACAATATCTTTAGATACGAGTTATAATGGACTTAACACTACTTTAGATAAGTCATATAGTTGTATTAAATCTAAATCAAATGATTCAACCTCACAATCTTTACCTGTTGTTCATTTTAGCACTATTGAAAAATATGTGAGATTTATGGCCAGTAAGTTAACGGAGTCGGTTCCTGAAATATTAGACATTGGATTAGCTAAATGGTATGTTTGTTATTGGCCTGACCGTAATGGAGTGTCTCCTGAATATTATGACTCAAACATAAGTAAATATGAACAAACTAGAATCACCCTACTTGCCGCAGTAGATTCTGCAGTTAAGGTTGGATTATCAAGTTTGGAAAACTCAAAAGACTTGAAAGCAACCATTAAAAATGTAAGAATAAACAGAACATCCGGTACTTCAGGAACAAGTGGAACTTCAGGAACATCTGGTACTTCAGGAACATCTATAGAGTCAATATTAGGTTTAGAGTGTCCTCCACCTTCGATTACGACAATTTCTCCACTATCGGGTTATACTGGAACAATTGTTCAAATTAGTGGAAGTAGTTTATCAACCACAAGTTCAATTAAAATTATTGGAGTTGAGGTACTTAGAAAAGATATAACAGTTCTTAATGATAGTTTAGTTAATTTTATTGTACCTAAAGTTTTAACAGGGGATGTTAGTGTTAATGGAAGAATTGAAATTAAAACCGACCACGGGTCATTTACAAGCCCAAGGTTATTCAACTACAGTCCTACGTTAGGAACCAACACCAACCCGCAAGATAATGGACCGTTAACTTTGTCTGGCACCTCAATACCGTTAAATGAGAGTAAGACACAATCGTTAAATGTTAAGGTAAACCCTCAAAATACAGGGTGGGTAATTTCTCGAGGAGTAAGCATGAATTACACAGTATATGAACTTGAGGAAATTAATAATGTAATTAGTAGAAAATATATTTCAAAAGGAGAAGTACTTGTTGAAGGCCGAGTTATTAATAATCAATTTAACATAACCCTTGAACAAGTAGAATTATTATTAAAAAATAACATTCCTAAAAACGAAGGTAAAACGCAGATTGATATTATGTTTAGTGTGAGCGCATCTAAAATACAACAGCAACCTGTGGTACAGCAATTTCCATTTAAAGTATGGTATACAACACCAAACCAAACTCAAGTACCTATAGACAACGTTCCAACAAGTCAAACTAAAGTAACGTTCCCACCAAAACAACTTTCAATTGTTAATGTCGGGGAGTCCCCTTCAATACAAGGTGTTGGTCCAACTTACTATAATATTAGGAAACCTGGAGGTGGATTTATCACACTTAATTTTACGGTACCTCAAGGTGAACAATATAATGATAGTTGGAGAGGGTCTAGTTTGATTATAGACGCATTAACTTTTTCAACAGTACCAAATAGTATTTTGCTGGGAGTTGACACTAATTACACAAATGACGTAACCGTAAGGTCTTTAGGCGCGTTTAGGTTACAAATTGAATATCTTCCGTACGGGTTTACTAGTCCGATTAATGGAGAGATATTAAGACAAACCATATTAAGTGATATTTTCACTTTATAACATAACAACATATTTATATAAAAAAGAATATTATGGACATTAATACAGCAATCAGTAATTATCTTGGAAAAAAAATTAATTATTCTGAAAAAGATAATAACGACGGAACAAAAGAAGTTTGCGACTTAGCAACAGGCCAATGTTATACAGTAAGAGAACGTGATGGTCTTATCGAAAGAGCAGGAAACAGTACTTACGCTAACAGACAAGTTATGGTTGAAACCGATAACGGATTAAAACAATTATTAAACGGATAAAAAATGAGTTTAGATAAAAAAATATTAAGTGAGATTGACAGATACAGAAGTATCAACAAATACATCACAGAACAGGCTGAAGAAATTCCAGCAACACCTGAGGAAGATTTAGGTGCATTAGCACCACTACCTGGAGATGCGGGAGCAGGAGCACCACCTCCACCAGCAGGGGCAGTTCCACCACCAGCACCAGCGGCACCTGCTTCAGGTCCATTGGATATTGAAAACGACCCCGACGTAGAAAAAATTGACGACGAAGGTAATAGTGAAGAAGGTGATAAAGGTTCTGATTCTGAAGAACTTGATATTACAGAATTGGTGGATTCTCAAAAAAGTATCGAAACAAAACAAGATGAGTATTTTAATAATTTATTTGGACAATTAAATGATTTACAATCAAGATTGGGAGAAATGGATAGTATCATGAATAAGTTAAATTCACTTGAAGCTAAGATTGAGAAATACAGAGAAAAAACTCCACAAGAAAAATTAGAGTTAAGAACTTACGACTCATACCCATTCAATCAAAAACTTTCACAGTTTTTTGATGATAAGTCAGAAGAGATGGAAAAGACGGGAAAAAATGATTATGTTTTAACTTCCGACGAAGTACAAGACATTAACGTTAACGATATCAAAAACTCTTTCCAACCAGGGGGAGGGGAAGACAAAGAAAACTACAAAACTTCATTTAGATAAAAACGGAAGGTGTCGAAAGACACCTTTTTTTTATTTGACAAATCGATATTATCACCTATATTTATGAAACAATTTAATCATTTAATTTAAAAAAACATGAGTTCATTAGACGCCGTATTGGCACAGTACGAAAAATCACAACAATCAGCGGGCGGGGCCCAAAACAAGATGTCGCAAGACGAAAGAATGAAAAAGTATTTCGCTTTAATCCTTGGGGATAAAGAGAAGTCAGGTCAGAGAAGAGTAAGAATCCTTCCTACCACAGATGGTTCCTCACCATTCAAAGAGGCATGGTACCACGAAATCCAAGTAGGTGGTCAATGGCAAAAATTCTACGACCCAGGAAAGAATGACAACGAGCGTTCACCTTTAAACGAGGTTTACGAAGAGTTGATTGCCACAGGTAAAGAGTCTGACAAACAGTTAGCCGCTCAATACCGTTCTCGTAAATTTTATATCGTTAAAGTTATCGACCGCGACCACGAGGAAGACGGTGTGAAATTTTGGAGATTTAAACACAATTACAAGAATGATGGTATCTTAGATAAAATCATTCCAATTTGGAGAAACAAAGGTGATATCACTGATGCTGAGAAAGGTCGTGATTTAATCATCGAATTAGCAAAATCTAAAACACCTGCAGGTAAAGAATACACAACCGTATCTACGATTATGTATGATGACCCAGCTCCTGTTCACACAGATGCTGCACAAGCAACTGCTTGGGTTAATGATGAGTTAAGTTGGTTAGATGTTTATTCTAAAAAACCTGTTGACTATCTTGAAGCAATTGCTCGTGGAGAGACTCCAAAATGGAG